AATACGCCAGTAGATACCGGGCGCTTGCGCGGCTCCTGGGGGTTCGGCGTCAGCGTGCCCAAGAACGGCCCAACCGACACGACCGACAAGGCCGGCGGCGCGACTCTGACCAAGATCGCCGCAGCGGTCAAAAGTCAGGAGGCCGGCCCGAAGTTCTACATCACGACTGCGCTGCCGTATGCCAAGCGCATTGAATACGAAGGTTGGTCGCACACGAAGGCGCCGGCCGGCATGGTGCGGATCACCATCGCCAACCTGCCCAACGCCATCCGAGATTACGTCAGGGGTCAGCTTTGAAAGCCATCATCCGTGCCGCCTTCGAGAAGACGCTGGCCGACTGGGCTGCTGCACAGACGCCGGCCATTCCGGTCGCCTTCGAGAACGTGGCGTTTAAGCCGCCCGCGACCGGCCCGTACCTGCGCTGCTTCCTGCTGCCGGCCGACACGGTCGACAACACCATGGCCGGGCAGTTGAGCGAGTACCGAGGGTTGTTTCAGGTGAGCGTTGTCTGTCCTGCCGGCACCGGCCCGACCGCAGCGGAGGCGCTGACCGCAGCGATCACCGCGCTGTACCCGGCCAAGGCCCGAATGACCTTTGCTGGGTTCACTGTGATGGTGGCGACGCCCATGCGCGAGCGCCCGGCCCTGCAGGACACCAGCACCTACACGATCCCGATGGACTGCCGGTATATGGCTGTTCAGTAGCCCGTCCATCAATCAATTTCAGGCCGTCCGGTTGGGCGGCCTTTGTTTTTGCGCGACCTAGGTTAGCTACCGAAAAGGCCGGGACCGCCTCCGGCTTTGGTCGCGCAATCCTATTCACTGAGGCGGCATGGAGTAGCGGCATGAGCAACATCATCAAGTACGACTTTCAGGGCGACCTCTACAGCTTTCGGGCTGATGGTTGGTTTAATGCGACCGAGGCGGCTGAAAGGTTTGGGAAGGCCCCGAACGAATGGCTTCGACTCCCAGGGACAGCGTCGTATTTGGCGGCGTTCAGGCGCAAATACGGGAATATCCCGCATTTGAGAACCAAGCGAGGCGTGGGCGGCGGCACTTGGCTTCATCCGAAGCTGGCTGTCAGATTTGCCCAATGGCTCAGTGACGATTTCGCGGTTTGGTGCGACGAGCAGATCGACGCCATCATCCGCAATGGCATCCGCGCCGAGGGCAGCGTCAATCTGCTTCCGATGTTCCTGCGGGAGTCTGCAGCGGCCTGGGAATTGCGCTTTCCGCCGTCCTACTACCACGCGCTGGCCCGCATGACGAACACGCGCTACATGGGCCATACCACAGGCACGCCGATGCAGTACGCGCAAATCACGGATCTCTGGGTCTATGGCTGCATCCTGCCCGCTGACGTTCACGCCGAATTGAAGGTGCGTCGCCACCAATCGGAAAAGATGCATCAGTGGTTGACTGATGGCGGGCATGACATTCTGGATCGCCAGATTGCCCTGGTGACAGCCATTGCCGCATCGTCTGTTGATTATGCGGATTTCAAGGCCCGCATGATGGCCGTGTCCGGTCGCGGCGGTCAGCTTGGCTTTGTGTTTCCGAGGGCCGCGTGATGGAAGGATTCGCCGTGGCAACGCTATGCAAAGCTCTGTCGCTTGCGATTCTGGCAGATGGCAAGAGCATGTCACCCGGATGCATTTCTGACCTGCTACGAAGCGCAGCAAAAGAAAACGGCGCTCCGGTGGACGGCGAGACCCTGCCGATTGGCACGATGTTCCTGATCTTCTCTGACTTCAGCGACAGGCTGGGGCAGGCTCTGGGACACAGCATAGAACCTGACGGCTTTGCCCTGGACTGGGCCGGCGACTATCCGCATCTTCGCAAGGCGTGTGCGCAGATACAGGTGCTCGTGGTTGGCGCCATGAGCAATGCCAGCAGACAGTTTCGAGCAATCAACGGTTTCGGCATGGAAGATGTTTTCAGCCGCATGATGTCAGACGAAACCACACCAGAAGTCGCAGCCGCTCAGCTTGAGCGAGAACGGCAACACCACACCATTCACTGACCCGGCCCAGCGCCGGGTTTTTCATCTGTGCCGCCATGTGCGGCTTTTTTTATTGGAGCTACTCATGGCCGGAGAAACCCTCCCCGACGGTGCCCGCCTGTTCCTGGGCACCGCGCTGGCGTCCGAAGTCAGCATCACTGCAATCACCAACGCCGACCCTGCGGTCGCCACCGCAGCCGCGCACGGCTACACGGATGGAGACTACATCACCCTGGCGTCGCCCTGGGCGCAACTGGACGGCATGGTCCTGCGCGTCGAGGGAAGCTCGACGGATGATTTTGAGCTGGGTGGGTTCGACACCACCAACACCACCAACTTCCCGGCGGCGACCAACACCGCAAAGGCCAAGAAGGTCACGACCTGGCTGGAAATCCCGAAGATCACCCAGCCGGCCATGAACGGCGGCGATCAGCAGTTCTATCAGTTCCAGTACCTGGCCGAGCGCATCCAGCGGCAGATCCCGACGGTGAAAAACGCCAAGAGCCTGTCCATGCAGATCACCGACGATGGCGGCGATTCGGCCATCTTCGCCGCGCTGGTGGCGGCCGACAGGTCTCTCACTCCGCAGCCGGTGCGTCTCGTCCTGGCCAACGGCTCCGAGATCCCGTACATGATGTACGTGGGCTTCGACAAGCAGCCGTCCCTGACCCAGGGCCAGATCATGACGAACGCGCTGGTGCTGACCATGGCGGCGCCGGACTTCATGCGCTACAAGCCGCTGGTGTAAGGGGGGGTTCATGGCAATCAAACTGACGCCGAACCCCACCTTCCGGGCCAAGGTCACGATCCAGCCACCCGGGGATGGAAAGCCCTTCGACATCGACTGCGAGTTCCGGCACAAGACAGCGGCAGAGCGCGAGACGTTCCTGGCGGCCCACAAGTTCGATCTGGATGCCGTCCAGGAGGTTCTGGTCGGCTGGAAGGACAAGGACGTCGAGTTCTCCGAGGAAACGCTGGCCGTGCTGCTGGACAACTACCCGGGCGCCGCAGCGGAGTTTCTGACCGTCTACCTACGGGAACTGGCCGGGGCGCGCCGGGGAAACTGAAGACGGTCGCCGTCTATTTGTACGGGAAAGACCCGGGCGGTAGCGCGGCGGCCGCATTCGGCATTACAGCATCAGACTATGAGCGTGATGTGCCGCTGTGGCCAGAGAATGTCCAGGCCGTGGCGCTCTTCTCCAGACTGTCGTCGCAATGGCGCGTCGGTGTCTCTGGCGTGGTAGGGCTGGACTACAACGTGCTCTTTCACGAGATGGACCGTATAGGGCTGGATCGAGAGGAGTACGACCGGCTCTTCGAGGACATCCGGACGATGGAGGCGGCGGCGCTGGAGGAAATGCGGCGGGAGTGACGGGTATGATGGCCGTATCGAATTGATACGGAGAATGGGCATGAGGGCGATTGTTTTGGTTTGCTTGCTGGGCCTGACCGGTTTTGCACACGCTGGCGACGACAAGCCGAAGAAGTCGATGGTTGATGATCCTTGTCGGGTGGTTGCTGACATCGCTGGCAACGTCATGCGGATGCGGCAGAGCGGTTTACCGATCACGGAAGCGATGGATGGGGCAGGGGACAGCAAGATTGTCCAGTTGCTGGTGATGCAGGCGTATGAAATGCCAAAGTTCAGCAGATCAGAAAACAGGGAAGAATCGGCTGTGGAGTTTTCTAATCGCTCATACTTAGATTGCAGGAAACGAATAGCCAATTGATGCAAGACGCCGCCTACGGGCGGCTATTTTTTGGGCTTATGGTTAAGCAGAGCCTCAGCCAGCGCAAGTCGATGGGCTTTTTCGGCTGCGGCCTCGGCTGTTTCTTCGATGATCTCTTTAAGGCGCCGTTCGCCTATCGTGTCCCCTATAGAGAGCAGGCCCAGGCCACCGATTCGTGCTGGTGTTGGGTGGATCTCTTGGCCGACTGCCCCAAGGTCTAATCCTAGACCGATGGCCGGGCTTAGTGCCCTGCTGATGGCTGATGGATCTCGCTCCACGATGTCGTAATAGGCCTGGAGGGCCTGGACGATCTCGGCGTTCATGGATCTGCCGCTGGCTTCGGCCGCGGCCTTGATGCGATCACGCATGCCGTCAGGCATCCGAACAATGAATCTGTCCTGGAGTTCGCTGGGGTAGGGTTTCTTATCCATGACGCGGATGATACTGCCGACTCGGAATGTTTTTAATGATGCCTAGTTGACATCATTGCGGATTGGGCGCAGAATTCAATCATGCCGACTCGGCATCAACTGGAGATGAGATGAAAGGCTACCAAGTTACTCCGTTCGGGCTACGCATGCAGCCGGAGTTGAAAGCATGGCTTGCAGAGCAGGCCCAGCGCAATCGCCGCAGTCTGAATGCGGAGATCATCCACCGGCTTGAACAGGGCCGGGCAAAAGAAAACGCACCAGAGGTTGCAGCCTCTGATGCGTTGGTTCAGTAACCCCTTGTGGACAAAGGAAAACCGATATGAGTCAATTTAACTCATCCATCGAAAATCCGCAATCCTGCGGTGACGATGTGGCAGAAAACTTGGCATGGGAGCCGCAAGGCCCGGCGCCGAAGGTCCTGAACAACGGCGCTCGCCGCTCTGTGCTGGTGATCAGCAGCGATGAACTTGCTCTGTGGCTGGGCTACAGCCGGGAACTCATGGGCCGCCTGGTTGTGTTCCAGTCCTTCTGGATGAACAAGAAGCAGGAGCAAGGCATTCAGCATGTGACCACCATCTACCGGCCGGCGGCTGGTGATCGCGTCCATGTGTACTGGCTGAAACACCGCACAGCGCTGCGCTTGTGCCAGATGTTACGACCGCAAGCAGTGCCGGCTTTGCAGGCAGTCTTTGCTGCGTATCGAAAGAGGGCGGCATTGCCTGGACTGGAAGTCAGCGAGGCCGAGTACTCAAACTGCATCCGCTACGAGATCGGCAATGCCGCTTACCACGGCGCGGACCGCGTGATCGAGGCTTTCGGCCACGATCTGGCTTGTGACGCGGATCGGTATGCCGATAGGTTCACCAGCGGCCGACCGATGTCGGCTCAGATGGTGGGCGAGGCCCTGGAGATCCGCATCCATGATGCGCGGGACTTCTCGCAGCACAAAGAGCGGGCATTGTTGCAACTCAAGCGCCTGATCCGGTCGGCGTTGTCGATTCACGAACTGGGCGGGGTAGCGGCATGAGCAACATCATGAACATGAGTGCCATGAGCATGACCAGCCAGGAAATCGCGGATCTGGTCGAGTCCCGGCACGACAGCGTGAAGCGCACCATCGAACGGCTGGCGAATCAAGGGGTTATCGAATTCCCACCGTCGGTGGAGATTCCTACGGCCACCAAGCCGACCACCGTCTACCAGTTCACCGGCGAACAGGGAAAGCGCGACAGCATCATCGTCGTGGCCCAACTCTCGCCCGAGTTCACGGCCCGGCTTGTGGACCGTTGGCAGGAGTTGGAGGCCAAGCAGGGCCAGCCAGCCTTGAACCCGGCGAACCTGTCCCGGCTGCAACTGATCGAGATGGCGATGCAGGCCGAGCAGGAACGGCTGGCCCTGGAAACCAAGGTCGAGGAAATGGCCCCGAAGGTCGCCGTGCATGACCGGATTGCCGATGCCGAAGGTAGCATCACGATCCGCGAGGCAGCCAACACGCTGCGTTTCCCCGAACGCAAGTTCGTGCAGTGGCTGCTGATGAACGACTGGTGCTATCGGCGGGCCGGCCACAAGTCGCTGCTGGCCTACGCTGACAAGGTGAAGGCCGGGTATCTCTACCTGAAGCAGACGCCGATCCAGGACGTCCACACCGGCGAGGAGCGGTTGAGTGAGCAAGTTCGCATTACTCCGCTGGGCCTGACCGCGCTGGCGCGGCGGCTGAGCAGGGAAGGGCGACAAACGGGAGCCCCCGCAGGCCTTTTGGTCGAGGTTCCGACCAGCTACAGGGAAGCGCGAGGGTAATGTGAAGCGGGCCGGCGGTTCTATGATCCGCCTTCCCGGTGCTGTGCAGAGGCGGAGCGCTGGAAGAAGCAAGCGGGCAGTGGGGGAGGGGGAGGGGGAGGGGAAAGATGTTTTGACGGACGCCTTCGGTAGGGCATAATTGCGAAGTCTCTTCCGTCACTGTATTATTTGCTGTAATTACATACAGTATTTGGTAGCCTTTTGGACATGTCTGACACCAATTTTCTAGATGGTCTGTTCGAGGCGCCGCCTATCGAACCCTATCGGGAAGTGGCGGCGTATGAGTCCTTGTGGCTATCTGAGGGGGCCACATTTAAGACGGTCGCTGAGTTGTTTGAGCGGAATCCTGGAAGGATGCCTTCGGAACTCGTGTCTGACGACGCTGTGGTGGGTACCAAGCTGCAGATTGAAGACGCAATTGCCAAGGCTGGCGTGGAAGAGTTTGGCATTTCAGTGTTTGGCACTGCCGACTACCCGGCCAGACTCAGGGACGCGGCTTACCCTATTGAACTGTTCTATTATCAGGGCTTTTGGGATCTTGCGTTTTCAGAAAAGTCTGTGGCTATAGTGGGAAGCCGCAAGCCCTCAGCGGAGGGCGTCCGGCGGGCCAGGAAATTGTCTAGCTTGCTTGTGCGAGAGGGGTTCACGATCTTTTCTGGCTTGGCCGAGGGCATAGACACTGCCGCACATCAGGCAGCACTGGATCATGGCGGACGCACTGTTGGAGTGATCGGCACCCCGATCACGGAATCCTATCCGAAATCTAATCGTGCTCTCCAAGAGACTATTGCTCGTGATCACTTATTGATCAGCCAGGTTCCTATACTCAGATATTCTCGTCAAAATTTTAAATGGAACAGGCTATTCTTCCCTGAACGAAATGTCACGATGTCTGCGCTGTCAGATGCTACGGTTATCGTGGAGGCGGGCGAGACATCGGGGACATTGACGCAAGCCCGGGCTGCTTTAAAGCAGGGGCGTAAGCTGTTTATCCTCGATAGCTGCTTCCAGAATCCTGCATTAACGTGGCCTGCAAAGTATGAGAAGATGGGCGCCATCCGTGTAAGAGATCTCGAGCAGATTTTGGATGAGCTGTGCCATGCGTCTTAAGAAAATTGATGATTTGACACGGTCAGATCATTACTACCTTGAACCGCAAGATGCGTGCTATTACCTAGGCGAGTACACGCCTCGCGGCGGTTATGGATGTAGTCCTACAAATCAGCAGATATCGAATCTAAAGAAGGACGTTTCGCTTCGTGGGACGCCCCAGTATTTTTGGAAAGAGCAGGCGATAAAGCAGTATGGGATGGTTCTTCGTGGTGCAATTAATTGGGAACGCGAAGGTAATCGTCGCGTAACCTGGGTCCCTATCCCTCCGTCGCATACTAAGTCTGACCCGCTGTACGATGATCGTATGGTGCAGGTATTGCACTATATGACCGCCAATTTGGGAGTTGATGTTCGGGAGTTGGTCTATCAGGAATCCACTGTCGAAGCCTCGCATTTACGTGGCGACCGGCCCAAACCGGCTGAGATTGCTGCGAACTACCGTATTGACGAGAGACTTACCGACCCCAGGCCAACCGCAATAGGAATTGTTGACGATGTTTTGACGGCTGGATCACACTTCAAGGCCATGCAAATGGTCCTTGAGAGACATTTTCCTGGGGTGAGGACTTTTGGATTATTTCTGGCGCGAACAGAGAGATCGACTTCGCTTGATGACTTCTAAGACTCACTAGAGCCTCTCTGCTTGCGGGTGGCTTTATCCTCAGGCTCGCTTCGGCGAGCCTTTTTCATTCTCGGGCTCTGCCATCGGCAGGGCCTTTTTCATGGGCGCAAGAAATGGCAGATGACATCGTAAGCTTCGGCATGGAGATTGACTCCAGCGCGGCGCGTAAGGCCAAACAGGACCTGAGCGCGTTGGCGCAGTCCGGGCCGGCCGTCGAGCAGGCGCTCAATCGCCTGAAGGGCGCCGGTGTATCTGGCGCTGCAGGTGTGAGCGCTGTCGGGGCGGCTGCAGCAAGGGTCAAGGCAGAAACCGACAGGATGCGTCAGGCGGTGGTCATGGCGAATTCGTCCCTCGGCACCTTGATGCGTGGCCTAGGGAGCCTGGGCGCAATTGCCGGCATCGGCGGCACGCTGTCGCTGGGCGCGATCTTCAGCAAATTCATCAGCGAGACGAAGAACGCGCAGATGGAGCAGGCGCAGCTGGCTGCCGTGTTGAAGTCCACGGGAATGGCTGCCGGCTTCACCCGGGCAGAGTTGAACGCAATGGCCGCCGACATGGCGGCCATGTCCACCTTCACAGCAGGCGAAATCAACCAAGCGCAGACGCGGCTGCTGTCGTACTCGAACATCGCCCACGAAATGTTCCCGCGTGCGATGCAGGCGGTGATTGACACGTCTATCCGCATGGGCATGAGTGTTACCCAGGCCGCAGAGACTGTCGGGCGGGCGCTGGACATTCCGAGTGAGGGCCTGTCTTCGCTGTCTCGCCAGGGCTTCCGGTTCACAGACGAGCAGAAGAAGATGACCAAGGCCCTGGAGGATACTGGTCGCATTGCCGAAGCCCAGGGCATCGTCATAGAGGCGCTGGAATCGTCCTACGGCGGCGCTGCTGCGGCGGCAAGGAACACGCTGGGCGGCGCGATGCAGGCGCTCCAGAACCAGATCAGCGACCTGATGACGGGTGGCGACGGCTCGATTGACGGGTTGACATCAGACATCAACTCCCTGACCGCCAGCCTGGGGTCGGAAGAAACCCGACGGTCCTTTCAAGAGTTCGTCGGGCTGCTGGCGAATGTGGCTGAAGAGGTTGTCAACCTGGCAAATCAGTTCGCCATTGGGATGCGCTATTCCGACGGGTTCTTTGACGCGCTCGGGAAGTATGGTCTGACGAATCCGGCCAAAACCGCCGCGCAGCAGCTTGCCGAGGTCAATGCGCAGATCGAGCAGCTACAGAAGTCGCGCAACGTGGCGATCAGCGAGGCATCAAAACCGTACTTACAAGGATATGATGCGCTCTCGGATGAGAAAGCGCAGAAGATCCAAGGAGAGCGCCTCCGGTCGCTAATTCAGCAACAGGCCTATTGGTCGTCCATGGTCGGCCGTGAGCGCGACAAGGCTCTGCGTGGGCTGAACGATGCATTCGACATGCCCTTGTTCGATCCGCCGCAGCTTGCCCCTGTTACGGTAAAGCCGTCCGGCGGAAGCAAATCCGGCAAGAATTCCAAGCGCAAGATCCAGTACGACAGCATCGAGGACTGGATGGGCTCTGCCGATGGCATGGCCCGGCTGGCTGATGTGGAAAAGCAGTACGGCCGAATCGGCGATCTGATCGAAAACCGGCTGACCATTGCGCAGACGAAGTACAACCGCGAATTGGAAGCCATGGGGCAGGGTGACTGGGGCCGCCAGGTCAACAGCGCCTTGCAGGAGATCCGCGACAAATATCAAGACCTGCTTGAACAGCGGCGCAATTCCTCCGTGGGTCTGTCCGAACAGGACGAAGCCGCGCTCAAGGCCGCAATGGAGCGCGAAGAACAGATGGCGGTGGACTTTTACGCCAGGCTGAAGGAAAAGCAAGGAAGTTGGCTGTTGGGTGCGCAAGACGCACTGATCAACTACCGCGACGAGTCAGAGAACGTCTATGCGTCGATTGGCAACATGGTCGATGGCGCCTTCCGAGGCATGGAAGACGCCCTGACGCAGTTCGTCATGACCGGCAAGCTGTCCTTCAAGGACCTGGCCGACTCGATCATCAGTGACATGGTGCGGATCGCCATTCAGCAGTCCATCACTGGGCCGCTGGCTGGGGCATTGGGCGGAGCGCTTTCTGGGATGTTCGGATCATCCCTGCCGTCCACCGCGTCGTGGGCGCTGCCGAAAATGAATGCCAAGGGCGGCGTCTACGACTCACCCAGCCTGTCTGCCTATTCGAACCAGATCCACGACACGCCCAAGCTGTTCGCCTTTGCCAGGGGAGCCGGGGTATTCGGTGAGGCCGGCCCCGAGGCCATCATGCCGCTCAAGCGCGGCCCGGATGGGCGTCTGGGGGTGTCAACTGATGCCGGTCGTGGCGCGGGCGATGTGACGGTGAACGTCATCAACAACAGCAGCCAGCCGGTGACGGCCAGCCAGCCGAAGGTCAGCATGGACTCGATGGGGCGCATGGTGGTGGAAGTCATGATCGCTGACCTGCAGCGCAACGGCCCGTACGCCCGGCAGTTGAAAGGGGCGCTGTGATGGCGACATGGCCCACCTACGCCCGGCTTATCGTCGCCGGCTACGGCGAGGAAGCCGACTACGGCGTCCTGCGCACCGAGATGGACAACGGCATCGCCAAGCAGCGCGCGCGGTTCTCCATGCCCATCGTCACGAGGGACGCCACGGTCATCGTGATGAGCCTGACGGACAAGCAGGCGCTCGATGCCTGGATCGCGGCCGATCTCGCGGGCGGCGCGGCCTGGTTCGCCTGGGCCGAGCCATTGACCGGCAACAGCGTTCAGGCGCGACTTGTCAGCGGCAAGCTCCGGTGGGGCGAACCACAAGGGCCTGTCTGGCAGGCCACCTGCCAGATCGAGACTCTGGGCCGATAGCCCGCACAACTTACATGACCGCCCACGAGGCGGTTTTTTTATGCCCAATACCTACACCTCTGCCGGACGCCGGAATCTCCTGGCCACGTCCGCCGATGAGCCGTTCCTGGTTCTGCTGGAGATCTCGCATCCGGAGTTGGATGAACCGGTGCGCGTGGTCAATGACACCGTGAACATCACCGCGCGCGGCAATGAATATGTGGCGTGCCCGTTCGAGCTTGTGCTGCCTGATGACGTGGATCAGCAGGTGCCCAAGGCTTCGCTTCGCGTGGACAACATCGGTCGCGAACTGACCCAGTGGCTGGAGTACAGCCGGGGAGGCAAGGGCGCCAAGTGCCGGATCATCCAGGCGCTGCGCAGTGATCCGGACGTCTTCGAGTACGACATGACGCTGGATATGTCCGGGATCTCCATCGACAACCTGGCCGTCACCGCTGACCTGGGGTTTCAGAACACGTTGATGCTGCCGGCCGTGGCGGTTCGCTACGATCCGAAATCTACGCCGGGGGCGTTCTGATGGCGCACTGGACGGATCGCTATATCGGCAAGCCCTATATCGCGGGCGTGGCCGACTGCATGAACCTAGCCGAGCAGGTCGCAAACGAAGTGCTGGGTATCTATCCCGGTATCCCGGCCGCGCATGAAACGTCCCTTCGCGGGCAGGCCGAGCAGTTGGATCGATTGAAGGCCGACTACGCCGAGCGCGTGGATGCGCCGATCGATGCGCAGCCCGTGCTGTTTGTCGCCCGGGGACGGTTCTATCACTGCGGCGCCGTCGCCTTGATCGGCGATGAAACCTGGGTGCTGCACAACGATCAATCGGCGGGCATGGTGGTCTGCCAGCGCCTGCGGGATCTGACCCGCTGGGCCTACTCCCTGGAAGGATATTACCGGTGGATCGCAACGAAGTAACGCCGCTGGTCGTCCAGCCGCATCCCTTCACGCCCGAGGGCCGCACGTTTACCGTCGCGGCCTTTTTGCAGGGCGAGACCCTGGGCGCGTACGTCGAGCGTAACGGCATCGTGTTGCCGCGCTCGGAATTCCGCGTTCAGCACAATGGCCGCGCGGTGCCGCATCATCTGTGGCAGCGCTTGATCCCGCGCACGGGCGACCAGATTGTGATTCACGCCATCGCCCAGGGCGGCGGAGGCGGCGGGAAGGTGTTGCGCACTGTTGCCATGATCGCGCTGGTGGTAGCGGCCCCCTATATCGCGGGCTGGGCGATGACTGGGACGTGGGCTGCCGCGACGGGGTTTATGGGCGGCGTCCTAACTGCCGGCGTCATGATCGGCGGCTCCCTGCTGATCAATGCCTTGCTGCCGCCACCGACCGCAACTGCGGAAGCCCTGGGAACAGGCGCGAAGTACGACGCCTCGCCGACCTATTCACTCTCCGGCGGCCGCAATCGCTTGCGCCTGTGGGAGCCGATGACGCTGATCTTCGGGCGTCACAAGGTCGTCCCGGATCTGGGCGCGAAGTATTTCACCGAGTACGTCGGCGACACGCAGTACCTGAATCAGGTTTTTCACTTTGGCCTGCAGGCGGGCCAGTGTGTGCTCACGGATTTCAAGATCGGCGCGACTTCGATCAATGACTACCAGGACGTCCAGATCCAGGTGTCCGGCGAGGACGGCAAGCTCTCCATGTTCCCGGGCAACGTCGATACCCTGGATGGGTTCGTGCTCGAATCGGGTGTCGTGAACACGCGCACCACGCCGCTGGATACGACCTCGATCTCCGTCGACCTGGCCGCGCAACTCTTCAACATTACGGACCAGGGCGCCGTCACCGGCATGTCGGTGGACGTGGTGGTCCAGTACCGCAAAGTTGGAGATACCGCCTGGATCGATGCTGGCTCAATCACGGACGCCATCTACGCGACGCATTACTGGTCCTATGACGAGGAGTACACCTACTGGGTGGATGGCAATACCCCAGGAGCTGGCCAGCAAACCGGCTATCGCAATATCAGCTACGGCTCCACGAATTACGCGGATCATGTCGACGGCGAGCGGGTGAAGATTGCTGATGCCTATTGCATGGTGAACCCGGAGCGGTGCTATCCGGCGCGGTATGCGGTATGGCGCTGGCTGCCGCACCCGTACCGCCAAGGGCGGCCGTGGCGGGGCATTGCCCCGGATCCGCTGATCGGCTACGTCACAAGCCCGGGCGTGCGCATCTACGGCGCCCGCCAGGAGCCGACGCGAAAGACCGTGTCCTGGGCCGTTGCGAAAGGCCAGTACGAGGTCCGCATCTGGAAAAGCACCGCAGACATCAAGGACAGTCGTCAAAGCAACGAGACGGCCGTCTCCCAGATCCTGTGCTTCCAGACTGACGATGCCGATTACTCGGGCCAGTTGCGGGTTGCGCTGAGGATCAAGGCCACGTCGCAACTGAACGGCGCCATCGATGAATTCTCGGCCATGGCCCAGGCACATGCCCCAGTGTGGACTGGAGAGCATTTTGATGTCCAGCACACGCGCAATCCGGCCTGGTGGTACCTGTGGTTCGCGATGGGCAAGTCCATCGAGGGCAAGGGTCGCGTCTACGGGGCTGGTCTGACAGAAGCGCAGATCGATGTCGAGTCGATCAAGGCATGGGGCGCGTGGTGCGACCTGAAAAAGCTGACGTTCGACTATGTCCTTGATCGCAAGATGAGCAGCGCCCAGGTCTTGCAGATAATCGCGCGCGCCGGCCGCGCTTCGCCCACGTGGCAGACCGGCAAACTGGGCGTGGTGTGGGATGCCGCTGATCAGCCGGTCGTGGCGATGTTCGGGCCGTTCAACATCAAGGCCGGCAGCTTCAAGGTCGCCTACATCAATGACGATACGCCCGACGAGATCGTCCTGAACTTCGCGAACGAAGAACGCGATTATCAGATGGACGAAGTGCGGGTTGCGGTGCCCGGCGCCACGGCCACGAACAATCCTCTGCAGTTGGACCTGGATGGCTGCACGGTCGCTGACATGGCCGGACGCGAAGCCAATCTGATCGCTGCGTCCCAGGTCTGGCATCGCCGGCGCACGACATGGGAGACGGATATCGAAGGCTGGGTCGCCAGCCGTGGGGATGTCGTTCAGATCAGCCACGACCTGACTGTCTGGGGGTACTCCGGGCGGCTGATGGGACGCTCTGGCAATCAGATCACGCTCTCGCAATCCATCCCCACGGGTTCTGGCACGATGATGTTGCGCGACCCCGAGGGCAACATGAAGACCGTCGTGGTGGCGGGCGATGTGGATACCGACACCGTCACGATCACCAGCGACATGACCGGATTTCCTCTGCCTGGGGACGCAGGATTTGAGGATGTGCCGGCGCTCGACTGGGCGTTCTTTTTCGATCCCCTGGCAACCCCGGGGCGGCGGTTCAAAATCGTGGACGTCCAGCCGACCCAGGATGGGGTGCGGTTCTCCGCCGTGGATGACGACCCCGAATACTACGCTTCGGAGACGAACCCGTACGGCTACACGCCGCCTCGCGACGGTGCGTACCTGGGTGGAGTGATCTTTGGAGTGACTGTCACCGAGGGCATCGTCAACGTCCTGGCCGACATCAACAGTGTGCAGATCGGCTGGGCGCTGTCTGTTGCGATGCCGGTCGATGTCGTGATCGCGGTCAATGGTGCTGCGCAACCTGCGGTGCGCGTCGAGGATCGGAAGATGACGATCCAGGCCCAGACCGGGGACGTGCTGGACATCACGGTCACGCCGGTTTCCGTGCTGGGCCGGGGCAAGCCCGTGATGCGCAGCTACACGGTTCAGGGCCTGCGCGCACCGCTGCCCGCAGTGACCGGCCTGACCAGCGTGTTTCGTGACGGCCTGACCGTACTGACCTGGGGCCGCGTCGTGGATGTCCGGCAGCCGGACTATGAGATCCGGATCGGCGAATCCTGGGCGAATTCGCGCACGGTGGCGGTGACGCCCATGCTCGAATCACTGACTGTCGGCAACGGCCTGTACTGGGTCGCCGCGCGCTACGTCTACAAAGGGCAGGCGATCTACGGCCAGCCAGACAGCCTGCTTGTGTCTGGCGCTGCGCTGGTGCGCAATGTTCTGCTGACCGAGGTCGAGGATCCGGCATGGGACGGCGATCTCAGCGAGGGCGCCTACGTCTGGGATGACCTGCTGACGCTGTTGGGCGCCGGTGATGTTCTGGCCGAGGCTGACATCCTGGCCGTGCGTGATGTGCTCTGGTACGGCGGTGCTCAGCCGCGCGGCGTTTATACGTCTGCACAGACCGTGGACATTGGTTTCGTCGCGCCTGTGCGGCTGGACTTCCATATCGATGCCTATGCCCTGAATTTTGGCGAGGACGTGTTGAGCATGGACGATGTCCTGTCCAATCCGGACATCCTGAATGCCTCGAATGCGCAGCATTGGAAAGCTACGCCGCAATACCGGGTCGCCGGCGACGACGAAGTCTACGGGCCGTGGATCAACTACACGCCGGGACTGGTCAACATCCGGTATATCCAGGTCCGCATTGTGATTGAGACCGATGAGCCGCTCATCGTGCCCTTCGTCGAGCATTTCACCTGGATCGTCGATGTGCCGGATCTGCTGCAGTCGGCCGAGGGCATCACGGTGCCGACCACAGGCCTGCGGATCGAGTACGAAAAGGTCTTCCACGCCGTGCCGAACGTGCAGATTGCACTGTTTGATGCCGTGGACGGCGATCGCTACGTCCTGACGAATTCGGATGAGACCGGCTTCGACATCCAGGTCCTCAACTCATCTACGCCCAAGGCCGCCGTCATCAACTGGCTGAGCCAGGGATTCTGATTTTCCTTCGCATCAACCCAAGCCCGCCGCGCGCGGGCTTTTTCGTTTGGAGTCGATATGACCCAAGAAGCTGTGCAAATCACGACCACACCGCCGCTGCCTGGCCTGCAGCTCGTGCAGGACATGAATAAGGCCCTGGAAACCATCGCGACCGATTTCGCGGGCAGCACCGATCCGGCGGCGATGGCCTGGGCGTACTCCACCTGGGCCGACTCCAGCACGGGCACCCTCAAGCGCCGCAACGACACAAATAGTGCCTGGGTGATCGAAGGTCGCCTGCTGCGCGCGCACCTGCCCATGTATGCCCAGGCCGACGTGCCGGTGCTGGACATCGGGCCGATCTACATCATCGGTAAGGGACCTGCAGAGTGGGTGGTGTCTGAGTACAAGGTGTTGATGCCGGATTTTCCGAACAACACTGATCTGCAATGGCTCGGCACCCCTATTGGCGGCTACATCACTCCGCTGACGCTGCCACCCACGGATGATCCACGATTTCGATATGTGCTTTGCACGGCCGGTGAAGATGGGGTGGGCGGCTACAACGAGGGCATCCTGACAGACGAAACCGTCACCGGTTCTGCGTCGCTTGTCGAAGCTACAGCCGTAGTCGATCTGGACGGCAGTCCGTTCGATGGACTGACGATCCACCTGATCAACACCGAAGGCCGGTTTGTCGGGGCGGGTGCTGTGGAGGCGTTCGAGGACGACCAGTTCCAGGCGCACAAGATGGAAATCCGTATGGCGAACGGGGCAATGACGATCCGCCGCGCTAGTACATCAGGAACAGGCAACGACTCTGTCTACACAGACGTGAATTTGAGTGACGCAGCCCGGTTCCAAGCAGCCGTGTTCATTTCCGATGGCGCAAACGGCACCCCGCGCACAGGGGATCACACGCAGCCACGCGCCCACCGCCTGCCACACTACCGGAGGATACTGTAATGCCCTATGCAACGAACGGCGGGGTGTCCCGCGCTGATATGTCCGGCGACCCCGCGTGGATCGAGATCGACGAAAACCAGTACGCACAAGCGCTGGCCGGGATGCAGGTCGGCAAGATCGTGAGCATCGACGGCGGCTTTGCTGTGGTCGATCCGCCCGCGCCCGAGGAGCCGCCCGCGCCTGATCCGCAGCCGCCCGGACCGCCCACTGTCGTCACTCGCGCCCAAGGCAAAGCCGCATTGATCCAGGCTGGCCTGTGGGATGCAGTCGAGGCCTACGTGGGCAGCATTACGGACCCGACCGAAAAAGCCCTGGCGCTGGTGGCGCTCGACGATACGACCGAATGGCGGCGCGATAGCCCGTTCCTGGCGACTGCTGCGGCTGCGCTTGGCTTGTCGGAAACGCAGCTTGACGATCTATTTGTGACTGCCGCAGCCATTATCCTGTAGCCCCCCCACAATCACCCATCTAGCCCGCCCTGCGCGGGTATTTTTTCGTCCAAAGGAAGGGACCGCATGTGCGAGATCGAAAAAGCTGAGTTCGAGGCCATGGTGCGTAGGCAGGAGGCCAGCGAGCAGGCGCTCAAGGAAGTGCGCGAGAACATCCGGCAGATCCGAGCCGACACGGCCGGCATCGTGGATTTCTTCGACAGCGCCACGGGCGCGTTCAAGGTCCTGAACTGGATCGGCAAGGCGGCCAAGCCGCTGGGCTACATCGCGGCCACAATCGCGGCGGTCGCCGGCGCTTGGGCCAGCGTGAAAGGAGGCATCAGGTGAAGCTCATCGACAACTGGCGGCAATGCCACAAATTCTGGTCCGTACGCCTGCAACTCGCGGGCGTTTTTCTTTTGGGCGCTTTACAGGAGTTTCCCGATGCAGTCGCTCATATCTGGCTTGTTCTTCCTGCTGAAATCCATGCTGCGATCCCCGACGACGCCCTCCGCTGGATCGGGTACGCCTGCCTCGCCGCCGGCATCCTCGCCCGCATCGTCCGGCAAGAGCGGCTCCACCAAACCCAGAACCTTGGCCTGGGGGGCGAAGGTCAGCGCGGCATTCCGCGAGACGCTGTTTGAGATCGCCGCAGCGCTGGGCGTCAAGCCCGACTATCTGATGGCCTGCATCGCATTCGAGACGGCCGAAACCTTCCGGCCTGACATCCGCAATGCAGCCGGCAGTGGGGCGGTGGGGCTGATTCAGTTCATGCCAGCGACAGCGCGAGGGCTGGGGACGTCGACCGAGGCCCTGGCCAGGATGTCCGCCACCGAGCAGTTGGACTACGTGCGGATGTACTTCAAGCCCTATGCTGGCCGCTTGAAGACCCTCTCCGACGTCTACATGGCGATCTTGTGGCCGAAGGCCATCGGCAAGCCGGAGGGCTATGTGCTGTGGTCCAAGGGCACGAGCCCCACGACCTACCGGCAGAACAGCGGCCTGGACGTGAATGGCGATCACGACATCACCAAGGCCGAGGCCGCCGGACTGGTGTTGGCCAAGCTGGAGCGCGGGCGACTGCCGGGGAATTTGTGGAGGGAAGCGGCATGATCGAGATGATCATCGGCCAGGTGTGGCCATACCTGCTGGGCGCGCTGGCGCTGCTGGCTGGCTGGTTCGCCGCGAAGCACCAGGGCAGGGCGGAGGCGCAGCGCGACGCGCTGCAAAAGGCCGTAGAGGCCAGCGACAAGGCGAGAAAGGAGGCCCGCGATGTGGCTCAGAAAGTGGATGCGATGGGTGATGCTGCTGTCAGCGATCGGCTCAAGTCTGGCTGGGTGCGCGACGCCCCGCGCCGGGATTGAGTATTGCGATCATGCGCGACCGATCTGGTTCGATTCGGCGGCCGATGTGGATGCAACCCCGGCGCAGGTACGGCGTCAGGTGCTCGAGCATAACGAGACGGTACGACGGCTGTGTGGGTGAGAGCTTATGGTTCAATCATCGGATCTATGTCGCCGAGACTGAATGTCTCAACCCTTCCGATTTGTCTGCCGGCGCCATCAAGCGGCACCCCTTGGTATCGAATAGCCGGGT